AAAAACATAGTTCGGATATTCCTTGACCGTTGACCCAATGCGACTGCCCACATCGAAGTGCAGTCCGGGGAGGATCCACCGGGTGCCCTTCATTGTCATGGTGTGCGAGGTTTGCGAGCGGGTAGCAAGGAACCCGCCGCGGAGCGCGGCCAAGGCCGACAAGCTCCACGCATTAGCCTCTGCGCCCTGCTGATAAATCTCCCACAAGTGAACCCACCCCAAGGCTTTTGCCCTGGACACGTTCTTGTGCTGAACCCAAGCCAATATCGTGCCTCGCAGGAAGGGCATAATCACATCCGCGGCTATGCTCCCCGCGGAACTGAAGCCCACCAGTAGGAAATATCCCAGGACATTTCCCACGGTTTCAATAATCAATTTTGCTATGGCATCCGCGGCTGGGTTGTCCCCTCCCACCACCACCGTCACCGCGGTTGACGGACTCCACGTTAGCTCCGATGTGGAAACTTCAGTCCACTTGTTATCGCGGATGATTAGCCACGGTGCCACCGCGAGGCTGCCCAGGAAGCCCGGACCCCAGTACGGGTCAAGATAACCAAGACCGCCATCAAGCTGTGGCTTATAGAAGCTGGAATCATCCTTGAAAAGTCCGACTAGATCCTCGATGAATCCACCGGCATACGTCGCCACTGACCGAACCAGTCCATCGGCGGCAGTCCCCTCAAGGAAAGTTCCATGAAGCTGGTTGTGGTATCCACTGTCGTCCACTAGTTCAAAAACGAGCGCACCGTTAGCGGGGGTAACCCCGAAAGGTAGTGTCTCCGTTTCGCCAAGGTCGCTGAAAACCCTTCTGTACCTCAGGGTCAGCTGACTATCATCGAGAGCGTCAGCGATCACCGAATCGACCGGGTTCATCCTTGATGCAAGCAATACCCACAAGCTACTGTCATCGAGGCTGAACGGCTTACATTTAATATGTACCTGCCAGTCCGACCAATCCCAAGCATCATCCCAGGATTCAAAATCAAATGGGTCATCCGGAAGCGACCACAGATTTCCCTCCACACGAATTAGATTCAGCAAAATCATAACCGATATTGCCCATTTCGCAGGCCCGACCAGCGTAAATACGCGTGGAAATTGAAAGACGTTGACTGGCAGCCCAGGATTGGGAGGGCATAACAAATATTGAAGGAATTGAAGATCATCATTGAAAGTCAATTCGTGGTAGCGAATAAACTCCTCGTTGACCTTAATGGAATGGCTGCTCAGTATTCCACTCCAACGCTTTTCACCACCATAGAAATCAACGGTAATGACGATGTTCTTCCGCAACTCCTGCGACATGACCACATCTCTGATGAACTCAGATATGTAGTGATCGGTGCGGATCTCCAACACTCCCTGCGTTGACTCGTTCTTGCGGAACGGAAACGAAGCCCGGATCGTATCGTGATAATCAATGCGGCCAACATACTCAAGCCCAGGGGTCTTGCCATCATCCTTGTTCTTCCAAATCCGAATGTACGGCTTCTGCTTGCGCCTGGTGAGCAGATCCTCCCGCCATGCCTCGCACTGTTCCTGGGTGTTATTGATGATTGCCAACAGGTTGGCATCTGCAATTGTCACGGTAACGGCCTTCCCCACGGTCTGCTAAACCACTTGGGTATCTCTAGTCGAAGTGCAGCACCGGCTGAGTTAGTAATGTCCTTAACCGATATCGGGATTGAATCCGTAGCCCCAGGTGCCAGCGGATACAGCAAGTCGTTGCCCTTCCAGCGACCCTGAACATTGGACATGTTTGACGACAAGATCGTCTGTTTACGCGGGTCCGAATCGACCACCACGTTTTCATAGACAGTCAGGGCCGGAAGGTCAACGGTTCTCTGAGCGTCCTCATACGCTCTCGCATAGTCTGAGTTCCCCCAACTAAAGTCGGGAAGAGTCCAGGTGGCCCCACCGGTTAAAGTCCACTTCGGCCACACCGGAACATCCGACTCGTTGACGATATCTATGGTGGTGGAACCAGAAGTCTGCCCCGTAAGCGACCACTCATACACATCTGTTTCCCCGATGTAGAAGGGCAACTCAGCGGCCACCGTCATCACTACCGTCGAGTCACATATGAGGAACGGAGACTTTCCGTTATCGCTCTCCCCCTCGTAACTCTTCGGCTCCTCAAGCAGCCGCACATTGATCCATCGGATTCCCGCAGAAGTGGTGTAGGCGATTTTCGTTTCTTTCACATAATCAAATGCCGAACGCCATTCACTGTCCACCGTCATCCAGGTTTCGGGATCCTGCGCGAAGGTCTGGACCGCGAAAATAATGTCGCGGCGTTCCCACCGGTACCCCTGAGCTTCCTGCCCAAACGCGCCAGGAAGCCACTGCGTCTTTACCGGAGCATCAATGGCACCGGTCAGCCTCGGGTTCAAGGTAACCCCGGCCTCTTCGGGGATATCCGGACCGGAGATATACCAGTACGAACCGTCGCACCCGTAGACCTCGATCTTGTTGGAGTAGTACCCGGAGCTAAGGAAGTCATTCATTACTTGTTCACCCGATTAAAGAACGGAGCGGCTTTCTGGGCATCCTTGCGGTCCTTGAGCCTGCTGTATTCGGACAGGTTGTTGGTCACAACATTCCCGTTGTGGATGGACTGGAAGTTATTCATCGCCGCCCCCGGCTGCTGCTGCGGGAGGAGCGGGGCACCATAGCCCTGCCCGGTATCGGACGGGGTGACCGTCCCCACGAGCAGCGAGGAGATGACGTTCGCTGCGCCGACTGCTACTTGACCGGCCATCTGGAATCCGGCACTGGTAATGGCGGATGCTGCTTGACCGGCTCCGGGGATCGGGGCACCACCGGTAATTCCCGCCGATGCCCCTGCACCGGCAGCACCCGCTATCGCGGACACGATCCCCCCAACCGTGTTGAAGCCGCCCATGATGCCAGCGGCCAAAGCCGGATTGATATGGCTATCGCTAGTCGGTGCGGCACCCAAGGTGGCCCTTGGATCCTTCGACCGCGGCTGCCGTGCGGAAGCCGAACCCCCACTGCCGCCGCCCTTCGGGGAAAGCAACACACTGCCCAGGCTGGCCGGGGTTATATCGTCCAGGTTCTTGAATGCTTGAGGATCGGAACTACCCGAATCCGGGCTTTTAGTGGTGGGGAACAGCGGCTTCTGCACTGCATCAGCCACCTTCTTCAGATCGACGTTGGCACCAAGTGCCGTTCCAGCTAACAACCCCTCCGTGGGATCGGGCAGCGGCGGCGGATCAATATTCAACGGAGGCTGAATGATCGGTGCCAACGGCGGCGGCACCAAACCGCCAACCTCATACCTGTTCATGGCGTGCAGACGATCCGCACCCCAATGCCTAGTCGCCGCCGCATTCATAACGAACTCGCCGTTAGAGAGCATCGCCGGGATCATGTCGGACTTGGGTCCACCGGGACCGGTGACGTGACCACCAGCCGCATAGTTCAAGGCATGAAGGGCTGGCATATCGCGGAATTCGGAATACGGCGGAAGCAAGTTATTTTCACTCTGTGGGCTTACCAAGTTTATCCACGCAGGTTCGCCATTGCGGGTTTTCCCCAAGGGCCGCATCAAAGCTTCCAGTTCCTTAAGGCCAACTTTAGCAATGGCATCTGGCATTGCAGATTTATCAAACTTGGCAGTGCCCCAGAATTTAGTTTTCCTGGGAACCGGCCTGCCGCTCATCGCCTCCATTTTTGCGGCGACCGTTTCGTAATACCGATCCATTTCACCATTACCGGCAACACCGGCAGCCTCACGAATATCCATTTGGCCCCACGGCAAATATTGTAACCCGTCCTCCACGAGAACCTCGTTCTCGTGACCACCAAACCAAATAGCTTTCGCGCCTGGTGGAACCAATGTTTGCTGCATAATAGGTCTACCCTGGAACGGGTTGGCCCCCGAATTGCCACCCCTCATCCGCCATTCAAACCCTCTACCGGTCTGAACTTGCTTACTGGCAATTCCACCAGAAAAGGAAGAGAAACTTGGATTCGCTGGAAGCAATTTACCAACCAGCGATTGCGGATCACTTAAGTCCACGTCGGGACCGAAATCCTCAACCATACGCGTCATCCAGAAGCCCCGCTCAAGGGGAGGAACTTGATCGAACGCGCTGCGAATTATTTCAGCCTGTTGAAGCTTCTCTTTGACCGTTGCAGCCTTTATCCTAGAAGCTCCTAGATGTTCGACAAACCAGGCATCCCAAAGTTGTTTTTCAGTAATGTACGGCTTCTGCTGACGAAGAATACTAATAACGTCTCTGGCTGGTAAATTTTGATTTTCATTGATAATTCGTAGTATTTCACCGGGCTTGGAATCGGTAAATCTACCGGTCGGACCGGCCACGCCGGGACGTAGACCTTCGCTCATTTGAGGGCGAATAGCAAGTAGCTCTTCTAAAATCCTCGCCCTCAGCGGAAGCCCATCCGCACCGCGAATAGCTTTATTTACCCACGAGCTACCAGAATAGGCGATAAGCTCACGCATCTGGTTAGTATCAAACGGGGATCCATATGGCCGATTATTGGGAACTTTTGAAATCATTCCCAATGGATGGCCTTGCGCGTTAACCCCGTTGTCCCCTACGAGCTTGTAGGGATCCCAACCCATCCTTCCCTCTTCCACGGAAAATGGGTAGATATCGTCAAATGCTGTGGCAAACGAATCCCAACTTAGGGCACCCGGTGTTCTGCCGGGGGTTGGTGGCTTCGGCCCTCGCTTCGGGTCCGGGGCACCGCGTAAAAAGCCAAAACGGGGACCGTCGCTAAAGGCGTTTAGAAATGTCGGATTCTGTTCTTGATCTAATTCCTTTTGATACTTTTTCTTGAGCTTGATCCCACTAATAAAAGATCCAATTGACGATAAAGTCGGGTCAAAAAGAGGAGCGGCTTTTGCTGACTGTTCCGCAATACCTCGCATATTTACGCCACGTTCGGCCAACTGCTGCCGCATAACATTAAATACGGCCTGGGAACCTGGCGTTGCCGCAGATCCATTTGATGCAACATCTTGAAACGCTTCGGCCAATGCCTCTGATCGTTTAACGCTTCTGATGGCCCAATCGTCAACGCCCGTTGGATTGAACACGAAACGACTTCCGGGGATGCCGTCCTTCCACCCCTTCTTAACTGGTGCCAAATTGAGGCCGGTGTATTTTGCAATATGCGCGGCCATTCCCCACCGTTGGGGTTGTGTGATCGCCTGGGTAATGAAGTTATGGAAACCAACACTTCCCAAACCCATGAAATCCATAAGTTTGTCCATGTCGCCGGGGCCGACGTTGCTGATTTTTCCTAACTCATCGCCCCCTTTATAGCTGTACTTACTTAAAGCCGAACGAACAAACCTTGCATAACCAGAGGGATTGCTATGGGCAAACTTAGCCATGTAGCCCTGATCCCACAGATTGCTAACGGTTTCGTCGTATTGGCCCCTAAGCTGATCGTCTAAAAGCTCACTGAACCTTTTATCCGTTAACGGCTTTAATCCATCGGGTGTTAGTTTCCCGATTGGGTTCATTCCTTTTTGCCAAAAGTCGCCCCACATGTATAGCTGGTTGTAGTAGTCATTTATCTGCTCTATTGAGGTAAGGCCGGTGGGACGGCGACCTGTACCTAGAGAACTATTGAGGGGAATGCCTAAATCGTTAACAATTTCTTTGTAACTACTGTCTACTTCCCTTAGGTGCATCATGTCTAAAATATGCCCATACTCGTGGGCAATTGTACCGAATACTGCACCCTTGCGCGATTTGGGATGCCAACCGGCATATTCAGAAGCAATTGCATCTGCGTCAAACTGGGCACGGCTTTTTTTGCTGAACTGCGCTGGGTTTAAGCTTATTGTTCCGGACAATTCTCCGGTCCTTGCCGATACCCCAAGACCGGCATTCGCTAATTCATCAGCGGTTTGAAATTCGCCACCAACCCGAACCCTACCTATTTTTGTAGGGGCCATGGATTGCAGTTCCGCTACCGCTGCCTTAATTTCTTTTCTCATCGAACGCGGCGCAAGGGAAAGGTCGAAGTCTATTCCCCGCGTATTTTTTCTTATCCAAGCGGCTCGTTGGGCGGCGGCTATCGCACCGCGGCGGGGGGCCTTGGTTCCCGCAGTAGGAACCTTCGCCATCGCATCGCCAGATTCTGACCTCTTACTGGCAAGACCTTTGGTTGGCCCCTTCGGTAGGACAGTAGGATCCGGTAGGACAATGGGTTCCCAGCTTGGCCCAACCCAGGTCGTCGGTTTCGGAAAAGGTGGGACTTCTTCGGCAGTTGGCCGCAGACCCAACCGGGCATCCCTGGCTTCCTTACGGGCCTTCTGCTTCGCTCGCTCCTCCTCGATGACCAAGCGGCGAGCCATCTGGGTGTTAATGAATGGTTTTACCATTCCCTTGAAGGCCCCAAAGATTTTGTCCGATGAAGCCTTGTCTAGCCAGCCCTGGCCGATAAGTCCCTGTGTGATTTCGGTGCGCCCGGTATAGTCCGCATCGGCAATCTTCGGGATTTTTACGCCGCGCTGAGAAAGCTGTTGCTGCAAGACGTTGTAAACGGTTTTGTGGCCGCGCTCAGCTTTCGCCCCCCTGGACATTACATCGCTAAACGCCTCCGCAATTGACTCACTGCGTTCAATTGAGTTTATTGCCCATTCAGCAGGGTTGAGTTTCTTAGTACCCTTATCTCCAAATGTAACTCTGTTTGAAGGCGTTGGAATATAACCAAACATGGTTTCAAAGGATTTGGCAATAGGGCTTTCCGGACCCCCAACTATTATGGAGGTAACCAGATCCTGAATGGTGCCTCTGAACTTTTTACCGTCGAGTCCAGTCTCTTTTCTATAAATTTGCGATTGGCCTTGTCGCAAACCGGAAAGTAGCTCCATATCCCTGCCGATTTTGTAGCTATAGCCACTTAATCTGCTGCGGATAAACTTTGCATACTCTTTTGCAGAGTAAGCACCGGAGTAACCCATCTGGTCAACCCTGGCATCAGTAACATCGGCAAACTGATCGCCAAACTTTCCATCCAGAAGTTCCCTGTAGCGTTTATCGCTCAAGGATCTTCTATCAGTAATTGATCTGGTTTCTGCCCGATACCCGTCAATACCGTATGGGTCGATTGAATCCCTCACATTAGCAAAACTGTTCTGACCCCTCAGCATTGCCCTGTATCTCTTGAGGGGGTTTCCGAATTCGGGTATATCATTTATGTACTGAAGGAATGGCCTGTTTGCCTCACCCGGCCAGAGGTGCATCATGTCAAGGGCGTGACCATACTCATGCGCTAACGTATGGAAAAATCCACTCTTAGTTCCAGGGTCCGGATGGAAAGCCCGCCACGGACCAAAGGGGTCGGCGTGCATCTTGGCATCTTTAGTGTTTTGATAAACAGATTTGAACTGATCCGGGTTTATCATTATGCGCCCACCGACCTTGCCGGTGCTGGCCCTTACGCCAAGGTTCGTATAGGCAATAGTATTATTGTCGCCACCAGTGCGGGATCCCGCTAAATCCCAGTCGGCAACCACCTCGTGCATTTTTGTGGGAGCCACCGACTGAAGGTAGGCCATCGACGCTTTGATTTCCTGCTGCGCCGCCTTAGGGATCCCGGCCAGCTTGAAATCAATTCCCTTTGTATTCTTCTTTACCCAAGCCGCCTGAGTTCGCCGCATCTTATACGGATCGAACGCGGTTGGAATTTCAATATCGGTACCGGGAATTAACGCATTTTCGCCCGGTACTGAAACTTGGCGGGGGCCGGGTGAAATGGATTTAAGCCCTGACCTAACCACATCTTTTGCAGCGGTCGCGGTAGCTGCTCTGGCAGTCCTAAACGCGGCACCACCGGGGAAGAATGCGGTAAGTAAATCGAAGGCCGTCGCCCCTGCTGTCGATCCCCCATTTTCCTTGTATTCGTCATAGCGGGTAACCCCCTTGAGCAAGTTCTTATACGCATCGCGGGTACCGGATGGGATGCCCTCATCGCCAATGCGCCGCCGCGGTTCGTAGTTGATTCCCAGTGCGTCGTTTACGACATTTCCCGCGCCTACGAGGGGAGCCGCCGCGGAAGCCATCGCCTTCCACGATTCAGCAACACCGGGCGCTTTATAATCCTTGATGCTGAGGTCGGGAATGCCACGAAGCTCAGACTCTTTGCGCTTCAAGTTGTTCAGCAGGTCACCCGCCCCGACCAGCGGGGCCGCACCAGTTACAAGCTGATCGGCGGCACCGAAAAACTTACCCATGGTGGAGTAGGCGAACTGGCCGGTATCTTGCCAAACCTCTTTGGCATGATCCAACGTGCCGGGGGCCGAACCCAAATATGAACCGCCACCGCCGTCCATCCCCGCGGCCCTTGTCTGGAAGGCGTCCCGCAGCATCGCCTTCTGCTGATTCGGGTCGGTCGGTATGACCGGTCCACCGGGTGCGTAGCGACGAATCAGACCACCGCGAGCATGTCCGCCAACAGTGCCGCTCATTTCCCCCATAAGGATTTCCAGCGGTCCGCGGGTGTCAATGGCTGGGGTTCGATCAGCGTGATTCAGAACGCCGTCGTCCTTCATGTTTGCGCCGTTGGCGATCCCGTCGCGTAACGATTCCTGGGTGTGCTTATCCCGCCTCCGCTCAATAGCGCCCAGTGCAAGTTGCTGACCCCACGGCAGCGGTGGCGGGGTGGGATTGGGGTTGGGGGGCAGGCCCGGTCCGGAACCCACCCACGTTGGCATACCGCCACCGGACAGGCGATTCAGATAGTCCTGCGCGTATGGATTTGGTGCGGCACCAATCCATGCTCCATCCCCTGGGAGTTGGCGTGGTTGCTGGATTACCCCAGCTAGGTCGGGATAGGTTCCGGTTTTCGGATCGTAATTAACATCTGGAATGTCGATCCAGGTTCCACCAGATGCGGTGGCTAATCCTCCACCGGAGTAGCAGTTCATCGCATTAAGGCGATCCGCACCGATACTCTTTACCGCATCGGCACGCATAACGAACTCACCAGCCGACAACATCGCCGGGATCGAGTCGGACGTTCCAGTACCCGGTCCTTTTACCATCCCGCCCCTAGCGAACTTCGCCAACCCGCCGCGGGAGTACCAGTTCTGATCGAACGGTGCCCGAGTCGGATGCTGCCAGAACATCCATGCGCCAGTCGGTGTCCCGTAGTTCTGCTTGATGTACTTCATCCCCGCGACCGACTGCATATACGGGTCGTCGCTGGGTTGCATTCCTACGGAACCCCAAGTGCTGGAAAGGAACTGGAAGATTCCTCGCGCATCAGAGTTAGGTCCACCGGTTGGGCGGGTCGGATCGTAGGTGTCGTTCTCGTGATTGAGAAGCTGAATTAGCGAAGGCCATTCAGAGTCCGGGTAACCGGCTTCCTTGAACGCTTTGTAGATAGCGTTATGTGTTTCTGGTGTGCCACCGGAGTAGGCGGCGGGTGGGGCAATTAAAGAACCGCCGTTGCCACCCGAAGGTCGCGGTAGAACCGTTGGGCCATTGCCGGTGCCGGGAACAGTAACTACCGGGCTGAACCTTTCAGGGTTCTGCTGAACCCCTGCGCGTAGTTTCGCCGCGGTGTCTTTCTGCCCGATACTGTCGAAGTAAGCAGCCGCTGACTCTGCGCTCTTGGCCGCTTCTTGCCCCTGGAACTGCTTGAGGTAGTTTTCCTTCCCGGCACGAATCTTGTCGGCCATCTCCTTGCCGGTGGGCGTACCCAACGCGTCATACTGAGCGATCTGGGCATCAAGACCCGCAACAAGTTCTTGGTCTGGTTCTGGAACATCCGTGACCTGTGGGCCAATCGGCTTCCTATCACCCAATGCAAACAGGGCATCGACAAAACCAGAACCATCAATCCCGAAGAACGAGAAGATCCCGTTGAGGATCGCCGCACCGATTTGCTTCAGAATGTAGATCGGATCAAACGGGATAGCGCCGAACGGACCGGGAATGGTTCCCGGCACACTGTCGGGTGAAGCGATTTGAACGTCACCCTTCGGGGTGCTAGCTGCGGGGCCGGTAACAACTGGTGGCGGTGCCGGGATCGCGGTCGGCCCTGTAACCGGAATGGTCCCGATACCAACGGGCGCACCGGCACCGGACTGTGAAAACGCCCCCAGGGGAACGCCTTCTAAGGCGAGGTGGACATGATCCCTATGCTTCGGGAAGTTTCCTCCATATACGTCCCAGGCGGCTTTTCCTACAAGAGCAACTCCATGATGGATGGCAAATACTTCACCAGTCTTGGGGTCTTGATAGATAAGCTGACGTGTTGCCGCAACCTTCTGCGGATCAGCCATCCAGCTTTTAACGAAGTTGCTGATAGACCCGTTCGCGGCCTGATCCGAGTCTCCGATATCGAGTGCCCGGTCAACGGAATGCTGCGCACCATCGTCGGGGTGAGTGTTGATACCAAGTTGTTTCGCAATGTCTCCCGCGCCGGGACCAGCCGGTCCGGAGTTTGCAGTCAACCCATTCGCGGTGGCAACCTGAACCAGATAGTTCAAGATATTCGCATCAGGATTGATTTCCGCTTTAGCCGCCCTAGAAGCATCAGTTCCAATGAAGCCCGGATAGCTGATCGTGTCCGGTAGGGCACCGTTGCCGCCGAACTTCGGGATGTAAAGGGTTCCACCACCGATGTTCGCACCAATACCCTTGGGTGCCGGTGGCGGCGGCGTAGGCGGGGTATATGGACGTTCTACCGGTGCGGAATCAACCGGATCTGTTCTTACTGGCGGGGCAATAGGTTCCGGAATCTTGTATGGCCCATAACCGTTTTCGGCTGCATCCGGCCTACGCGAGTCGCCGGGAACCATCCCCACCGGATCCGGAGAGATAAGGTTCTTAAACCAGTCCCAAGCGTTTCCAATAATGCTCCCACTGCCGCTATCGCCGGGAGATCCGCCGCCTTCAAACCCGCGCACAAGACCGCCATTGGCATACTTGTTCATCGCGTGCAGCTTCTCGTGACCAATCAGCGAGGCGGACCTAGCGTTGATAACGAACTCGCCATTGCTGAGCATGGCGGGAATGCTGTCCGACGTAGCGGTACCGGCACCCCACACCGGACCGCCCATGGCGTATCCGTTGAAATACTGACGACCATGCTCCGCGTCAATGGAAATAACCGCACCATTTGGGAACCTGCGCTCAACACTGATGCCCTTGTCGTTAGCGCCATCCGTCCAGCCCTTGACAACCTCATCCGGATACCGGTCAACCTCAATGGTTGCGGAACCGTCAGGGTTAAGGATTGCTCCATGCGCCCCAAGCACGAACGGGCCAAAAGCCCTGCTGCCCTTCTTGTTCAATCCCTTTTGAGGAATTACTTGGGCGTTCTCAAAAAGTTTCTGCCCCTGGCTGTAGGCTTCGTTGCCGATGCTGCGTTCCGCACCGGTCGCCAGCGAAAGGCCACGAAGTCCCCCGTAGGGTCCGGACCTTGGCAGCTGCTCCTGCGCGGCACCAAGATCATTGGGTGCGGTACCCGCCACCACTGCCGCACCCATGTTCAGGCCGGGAGTGCGCTCGTTCTTGATTGCTTCTCGTGCCGCCGCAACCTTCGCCATAGAATCCGGATCGCCGTTTAGGGCCTTGCCGTAAATGGCTGCGGTGACACCGTTCTTCTGGAACTCGCTGCCCCACTGCCGCCAAATATCCAGACTTGGAACGGCAGCGCCTACCTGTGCATCAGCGGGGGCAAGTCGAGCCTCACGCTTCTTAATCTCAGTAGGCAGAGCGAGGCTGGCCGCTTCCGACAGCGGGATCCCCAGCTGCCCTTCAAGGATCTTCGCGGCATCAAAGTTTTGGCCCCGGTCATCAGGGTGAACCGGGTTGGCTCGATCCTTCAGCTGCCGCACATTTTCCTCTAACGTGGCCGCGGTCGCGGCACCCGTTCCCTTGGAAAGGGTTTGAGCGAGAGCTTGCTGAGATTCCTTGAGGTTGTCTGCCGACTCCTTATTTCTGTTCTGCGCGGCGGTCAACTGATCGAAAGCCACCGCAACACCAACAGCGATACCGGCTGAAGCGCCGACACCGCCAAGGAACCCCAGTACGGATTTGAGTCCCAGCAACTTGTCCTTCATAAAGGTCGTGGAACGCGCCCATCTTCCGGACATGCCATCGGCGGTCAGGCGGTTGACCTTGTTGAAATTCTCCTGCGCCTTGGCTGCAAGATCGGTAGAGACGCGAACATCCCTGTATGCCTTGCCGCGGTTTACTTCCAGATCCCGACGAACACGACTCCGTTCGGCGGCAGCGTTAGTGAACCGCTCATCCCGCATGTTGAAATCGGCAAGGGCATTGGCCTCGACTATCTTTGCCTGCTTGAATGCCTCCGCGTCGGCCTTGTAGACAGCCCTCGCGTTCTTGGCCGCAATCGGATCGAGGCCGTCCTTGTTAGCCGCCTTTTTCGATGCCTTAGCTTTTGCTTCGGCAGCTTCGCGGTCCCTCTCGGCCTGGGCTAGAGTGCGTTGCCCAGCGACCCGAGAGTTAAACATGCGGGTGTAAAGGTCATCCGTCTCCTTGACTTCATCCCTTAACAGTCTGAGGCGCTGTTCGGCAGCGAACTTAACCCCATCCGCATCAAACGCCGCTTTCCACGCGCCGGTCCTTGTCGAGAGAAGTTTGGCCCTTTTCTCCGTGTATTTCTGAATTGAGGCATTGAGGAGATTCCACAACTTGGTGACTGAAGAAATCACCGGAGCGGCTGTGCGCCACGTCAAGGTAACGGCGACAAGGGTTTTCATGGCACCGGCAGAACCGCCAACCAAATTACCAAACTGCGCCAACCTCGGGAACCAATATGACGCAAACTCTCGCGCACCATCACCAAGGGCACCAAGCAGCTTCCCGATACCCGGAAGAGCATCGGCAATGGTAGCCATGAACTCGCGGGATGTTCTCATCCACTTGATTAGCTGGCCTTGACCCTCCGCGGATCCCAATTTCTTGGAGAACGAGGCCAACCCACGCTCCATAGTGGACGCGAAACCGCCGACATTACCGGTGGCCTTGTTGTACGCACTAGTAACGGAGTCAAGAATTGATCCGATACTGAGCAGCGACCTGCCCAGGCTGGCAACAAGCTTCAGTCCGCTGTCAATCCATCTGTTCAGCGAGCCGTCCTGATCGGCCTTGTTTATGAACGCCTCAAACTTGCCCATCACCTTGTCGAACGCGAGCGCAACGCGAGGAAGGAAACGTGATCCCACTTCGGAAAGTTTCAGCAGTCCACTCGTGAACGAGTCAAGCCCCGGCGTGGACGCACTGATAGCTTTTCCGGTGTTTTCAAAAATCTTGGCGATACTGTTTGTGTTGCTCTGCCTGCCCAAAACGGAAAAGATCGACTTCATGCTGTCGTTCAGACCGGCAGCGACCTGCTGCATACCGGTCTTGAGGACAGGAAGTTGCTTATTGGCGAGGTTGGTGATTTCATCGCCCAACCCCTTAAACAAAGTGGTCTGGACGGAACCCTGCAACCCCTGCCAAGCGCCCTTCATCTTCAGTACTTGAAGAACAAAATCCTGACCCGCGGGGGCCAGCATCTTCATCGCGTTGATGAACTGCTCACTCATCCCCGCGGCCTGGAACTGGGCCTTATGGAAATTATCTACCGAATTAGCTAGCTTATCTAACGAATCCTTGAAAGTGTTTGATCCCGCGGCACCACGACCAGCATTCTCGTAGTAGTCGTTAATGTTTCGGGAGTTCTCTTTTACGGCCTCACTTAAATTTAGGTTGGCCGATTTAATATCGAGAAGGGCCTGCTGATAGTCGGTGATGCTCTTGAAGCCGCCCTTAAACAAAGCTTCATTAGCGCGGCGAACATTCAGCTGCGCTTCCTGAACGCTCAGCTGTCCGCGAGCGAGCTTCGACTTCTGATCTTCAAGTTCCCGGTTCGCATCCTTGAGGGCTTTCACAACATCGCGTTGAGCGTTCTCAAGGTCACGCGAAGCCTGCGCGTATTGACGTGCGTACTGCGACGATTTCTGCATACCGTCGTTAGATGCCTTGAACGCAGTGCTGATGCCGTTAAGTCCAGTGAATAGGGTGGCTGCCGCCGACCCGATACCGGCCAGCAAGCCGGGTAACGCCAAGCTGACGCGGCTCAGTTCAGTCATGGCGGCAGTGACCGACATAAGTCCCTGCGTCAACGCCGGGAGAGCCGACGCCCCAGCGGTATAAACCTGAACCCGGATCGCCCGTTTAATGTCGGACTGCTTCCAAGTATGCTCAACATATTTAATTTTGTCGGTAGCAGTACGAATAGAATTCTCGTCAACCTTAACCCTAAGGTTGATCGCATTAGCCTGTTCCCGCATACGGAACATAGCTATTTCAGAAGAAGCCTTCCGAATATTGGCTTCAACTTGGACTTCGGCGTTTGACGCTTTTTGGGCGCGAAGTTTCGCATCGGTTTGCCGCCAGAAACCGGTGGCTATTGGTTGGAGTCTAAGTCCGAGTACGCCAGCTTCAATCATGTCGTTTGGGGTCCAGTTATTCTGTCGATGGTTTTACTGAGCTTGCTGTCCTTACGGCGCAAACCCTCTTTATGCCCAGGAATGTCTGGTCGGGGCACGAACTGGGTACCCCCCCGAGTAGCAATGAGTTGATCCTGAATATCCTTAAGCGTCGACAATTGTGAGGTCCAACCAAATAGGCTGGGCTTGCCGCGCTTGGGGATTAACTCAACATTCTTAGCCATTTCATCAATAACATCTGGGTCATTGAGGTACACGTCAAGCACAGCCGATCCTTCCACCTTTAAGAGGCGGTCAAAGAATCGCAGAAACTGGCTCCAAGGACGTAGTTCCCTGAAATAGTCGTAAGCGTCAACACCGAGAAGGTGTTGGAAATCCCACTCAATCGCCTCCCAGAAGCGATTGACAATTTCAACTACCCGTTCTGGGTAGGGAAAAAATGTGAGATGTATGCCTTATTGAATTCGACCCACATTTGCGGGGATTCAGGACCGAAAAGCTCATCAAGCTTCTCGTAGTTCTCTTCACCCAAAAGCAGCTGGTTGGCCTCAACCTCAGTGGCTGCGTTCTGGGACTTCTCAAGCTGCGTTTTTGTGGGGCAGTACAGAATGATTTCTTCCGTTACCCGCAACGGGTCAGGCACAATGACCTCTTTGCGCAGCTTCTCAAAAAGGGTCAAACCCTCATCTGCGGTCTTGCGTGGTGCCATATTAGTAATCCTCTCCAATTGGATTTTATTTTTTTAGGTGGGTGGGGGTGGCCCGATTAAGGACCACCCCCACCCTTGGTACTTGCCACACTCGCCTTTAGTGGCTTCCACAGTCGCCTTTATTGGGCTAATGGGATCAGATCGAGCCTGCAAACTGCCCGGTCTGGTCGTACCAGAAAATCAAACCTTGGTAACCCTGAAGGTTCCAAGGGTCACTGAAAGCTCAGGTGAGCGTGACAGTCTGGGTTGCGGTCAGCGCGGTGGACTGACCGGCAGGCAAGTAGGTAGCCGTGATGGTGGTGGTGCCAGCGGTGGCACCGGTCGGAATGCTGAGCTTGCCGTTCGTGTCCACAGTGGCCTTGGCCGTGTTGGACGACGAGTACGAAGCGTTGACCGTGTAGTCGATACCGTTCTGTCCGACAACCTTGAGGTTGCGGTAAGTACCGGCAAGCGAGGCAGCAGTACCGGTCAGGTTGGACGCGAAGGTCGCGCCGCCCTGGGTGGTGCTGATGGTCGCGGTCAAGGCGGTGACAAGAGTGCCGAAGCCAGCGCGAACGGCAATGTGGTTCCAGCCGGGGCCGCAGAAGCCTTGCGCCACAGAGAATCCCGCAGTGGAATCGCGGAACGCCTTGAAGGTCATCTTGTACGACATTGCGCCGTTGTCCTTGATGGACTGATTATCAACCTTGTCGAGCTTCACCTTGGGCATGATCCAGTACATGAACAGATCGTCGCCGTCAACATCGTCCTGGCCGAGCAGGATTGCGCGGTAGTAAATGTTCTTCGGAAGCGACGGGGCCTGGATGACAACGCCACCAAGCGAGCTAGGGGTGACGGTGGTCAGCGAGGTCTGGTAGAACTGCTGCAACGTGGTGATGTTCGTCTCCAAGAAGTCAGCCATGAAGGTGACCGTTTTCTTGCTGATGATCGAACGAACCGGGTCGGCATCGCCATACGCCTCGATATCGGTCGAGGTGTTGTCGTTGCCGATATCGACACCGGCACCCTTCTCGATGATCCCGGCACTCTTGTAGTCGCTCAGCGACACGATATCGCCAGTCGAGGAGTTTTCCAGAGTGGTCAGGACCGGGCTGGTGATGGGAGCGAAAAGCACAGCCAAGTGGAGATTCGCAAGAACGAGTTCCTGCTTGGCTGAGCGGATGGATTCAAAATCGGTAGCCATTTCTTCCTTAAGATGGGAGAGTATTCATTATCTGTCGGTAGTTTTCCGGAGAACATTTCCGGGGTTCCCGAACCAGAATTCGGTAATTTATGGAGATGAATTTGTCATCGACATATTCATCTAGTGCCTGAACGGGACCAGCCCATTCCTCCACAGAATTTATCTGCGTGAAAGTCCCGTCTTGGCGCGGAACCTTGAAACCGCCTGAACATGCAGCCATTACTTGACGCACAAATTCGGTAAGCTGCCAGGAGTCGTGACGACTTTGGCTCAATACCCCTATTTGTACGACGGCGTGGTCGAATGGCATTCCATCTACTGCCTTACCCGCGGCCCTATGGACCCTGATTACTGGACGCGGATTTATATAGTAGTCCTCTACTAACCATGTTACTACAGGAATTTCTTCACCGAGCAACCAAACGAATAGGTCGCACAGCAATTCTTCAATATCAACAAAGCCGCCCTTATACCAGGATGGAAGTGAGAGGGACATTTAGGGCTTCACCCCCGGAGGGGCTGGCGGTTTCTTATTTGCGTTGAACCTAGCCCGAGTTTCGGCCTCTCGCCTCGCTCGCAAATCGGCCCTTTCCCTTTCGGTAAGATTCCGTCTAGTGGGAGCCTTAGTCAATTCCATCGTGGCTCGTGAAGTCCGTTGCTGAGGAGTTGGCGGCCTTGGGACCGCGGGGCGAGCCTGATGATGTTCAGTACCGGCACCGGAATCCCCACCTAGAGCAAGTGCGGCGGCGGCGGTGATGCGACGGTTTGCAACAGTTTCAGCTGCCCACCGCAATTGCCAACCAGCTTTTGACCGTTTTCCGGTTTTCTGATAAAGGCTCTTGCTGGCAATGCGGCCCTTGGCGTCCCTGACCTGAAGGCCCTTCTTTGTTTTTATAGCCCGATAGCCTTCGGGGAGTCCGACGTTAGCTTTTCCATACTCGATGAACCTGGGGTAAGGCTGACCTTTTGTTGGCTTATAGCTTAGGGCGCGGTTGATTACCCAGCCGTGATACCTTTCGGTTTGCCCAGGTACACCGGCACGTTTAACTTTAGTCCCAGCACCTTTTCTTAGAACTCCCCTTTTTACGGGCAGGACGTTGACGTACAAGTCAAAAATTTCTCCGGTGATCTTTATCAGCTGGGCTTGACATTCCGGGCCGTTAAGCCATTCCTGCAAACCCGGATTAGGGATCGGAATATCAAGTGCCCATTTATCGGCAACATGATAAAGACGATTTTCCGGCATCAGGCCATCACCTCAGCTTGCATAACGTAATAACCAAAATTGTGGCCGGTAATCGGATGGTTTTCATCCCAAATGGGATCACCAATCACCGCCCACCATTCGCCCATCAGTTTGAACCGATCTTTTTCCCGAAGCTTGACCGCGGCATCACGAGGGCAATAAATCACAGTGGACATGAACTCCACTTCTTCGCCGGAACTCATAGACTGTGCGCCAGTCCACTGAACCAGTACATGTTCTATGAATCCAACGGATTGCAGTTCGCTATCTCCGAACCGGTCCCTACCGCTTGTTCGATACACCTCAATGGTGTGCCCCCCGCGGAGCCTCATGGATTGATGGTCCCCCAGTAGCCGGGATCCCACTGATCGAAATAAGGGAACGGCTCATCGGTCAGGTCGTAGGTCATATGGATGTAGCCCACGGCCCAACGGTCGTCCTCGCGGCGGAACCCAATCGTATACATCGAGCCGGAAGATTTCTTCCGGAGGATAGCCATCTCACCTCTGGTGAAAAAGCCATCCGGCACCGTCAGCCGGGTAACCGAAACCGGACCCATAGATTCCGAGATGATGCGGTCGGGGTTGGACAGTTCCCTACGGGAAGCCGAAAGTACAACCCCGACCACATCAGCTGGCGGAAGGAGATCCGTGTTGTTCCAGTTCTTTTGACCAAGGGTTCGCACCCACGCGCTGATTACCTTGAGAACCAGGATGGCCTGATCCTCTTCCGGGCCACTAAAAGTGGTCCGCATGAAAGTGGCTAAATCAGCCACATCCGCCAGCGGGTCAGAAAAAGACATTTAGGTAACGGTCACCGCGAAGGTTGCCGAAGTAACCCCGTCATAGGTTGCGGTGATGTTAGTGGTGCCAGCGGCAACACCAGTCACCAGACCGGTGGTGGAAACGGTCGCCTTCGCAGCTGCCGAAGAAGCCCAGGTGACAGCCGAGTTGCTGGTTACATCGTCACCGTAGTTGGTGAATGCTGAAAGCTGCGAAGTGTGGCTTGCGCCAGCAGCGGCGGTGACAGCGGCAGTACCGGACACGGTGATCGCGGTTGAGGTCAGGTGAAGCTTCACGGCGCGAACGAAACCGTCAACCGGATCGGACACCGCCTTGTAGCCAACCAGAGTGTCAACCAGCGAACGGTCAGTGGTCGCGCTGTAGTCGTAGTCCATCAGCCAGCGGATAGCCAAACCAGCTGCGGTAGCAGCGGAGGTGAAGCTTGCACCACGCGGCGGGGCCGGGGGGCGGGTCGCCATGATGAACGCAGTCGGATGGAACAGGAACGCGTCCTGGTGCGGAAGTGCGTCTGAGACAACAACATTCAGCCCTGCGACGTTACCGATGATTGCCTCACGCAGAGCGGTGTTGGGCGAATCGCCAGTGGCATCGTAACGGTTGAACTGAGCATCCTTGAGGAACGCGGCTTCCACGGCAGAGCCAACAACGAGGACGCGACCGGCACGGTCAACGAACTTGTCGTTCAGCTTCCGGCGTGCCTCAACGATGGAGGGCCACAGGTTACCTTCGGTAGTGCTGACCTGCATGTTGTTCTGCGCATAGTTGGCACCCTGCATCGTCTCAACGAGGCCGTCCTCCATCTTCTGCGCAACGGCGCGGATCTGACGATTCAGAACCTGACCGGCGAAGTCGTGGATATCGAGCGTCAACTCTTCATCGGTGAGCGCGACAGCGTGGTACACATCGCGGTCGAGCGTGACCGCAATGGCGTTCTCCGACAGATCCTCAGTAACAAGGTTACGAGCAGATCCGGTACCACGGAAGGTACGCGACCGACCCGTTGTACGGGCAGGAACGCGAATGGTAATCGTATCGTTGTATTTTCCGGAAAAATCGCCAAGGCCATTGAGCCAAACCAGCTGCGGGAGGATGATTTCGCGTTGCAGAAGCTTGATCGCGGTGTCCACCACAACTGTCGGCTTAAGAAAGGTATTAGCCATAGTTGTAAGTTATTCCTTAATTGTAATTGCGAGGTTTATCCACACGAATTTGTGGCCCACGCGGGATTTTTGAGACAATGGAATCGGTGTCAGGATCAGGGTCATCAGTCTCGCCACCGCCGCCGTAGAAAGCCCCCCTCTTGGGGGTGCTTGGCGTCTTATCCTTGCTGGATTCCCTGTCGGCTTTCACGCCCAGGTCTTTGATAATAGAGTCCATGTCATCAGCGATCTCGTCCTCGTTATCGCCCTGGACCCTTTTCCAGAAGCTCTTCGGCAATCCCTTTTCGCTTGCAAGGTCAGCGATCAGGTTTGCCCTTTGGAGCTTGGTAAGTTTTTCTTCTTTCTCCTCTAGCGAGGAAATGAGATGATTTCGCTCCTTTTCCCAACGCTCAGCGTCGGTGGACTTTTCATCCTGAAGCTTTCTAAATGACTCCGACTCTTCCAGTCTTTGTTCGTAGTCGGAATACTTTTTTAGCAACTGCTCTTCTTGTCGCTTTAATCGCTTTTGCAAGATGCGATCAAGCTCAGTTTGCGATATGAATTTTTCATCAGACTCGTCCTCCACAGGCTGCGGAGGTGCAGGCTTAGGCGAATCCGAAATGGTTTCCGAAACATTATCGGCTAGTTCGACAGCAATTTCTTCGATATCGTTTTGCATTTCCATTCCTTCCGCAACTTTAATGGCGTGCGTGTACCAATCCGCCCATTTCGGGCGTTAAGCTTTGGGATGTTCCCCGTCGTCGTGATATTTGAGGATAGTTGCGGTCCACGACTTCGCGGCATCGCCGCCCCACGCAGCCCACGCAACACGGCCCGGTGATGGATACCCCTCACTACCTGGGGACCAGCCCTTGCCCTTCTTGTCCACCCCATGCCTCGCTAAATAGCTGGCGATACGGCCAATGGTTTCCCGGCTGACCGCCCCACCGCGAGCGAGTTGAGCGGCGCGACCACGACCGGTGGCGGTAAACCCTCCACCGGCATGACCCTCTTTAATCCAAGCAAGGGCGCGACGGGCTTCAGCCCGAACCGCGCTAGGTGGCTTGTAATCAGTCATCTAAATGTCTTTCAAGGGAATAGTTAACCCTACTAAATAATAGTGTAGCAGATTATAGCTAATAGACAGGAATTGCACTGCAAGTGCAGAAATCATGCCCCACGGAAACAGCGGCCATTCGCTTTAACCCCTCCGATTTCATTATTGGAGTTGTCAAGAATTGGCATCCGTTACAGGCGTCCGGATCTGCTATTGCGGCAATTCCCTTGGCAAGTGGGTCGAGTTGTACCAGATCCAGTACCACTCCCCTCCCGCCGTTGAGTACGAGCCTGGTCACGGCACCTACAGACTTGCTGAACCCATCCCTGCGGATCTGGGGAATCGTATTCAAATCCATACCTGGAAGGCTTTTTTTCGCCATCCACACTGGACCCGTCACCGTCATCGAAGTCATAATTTTCAGGGCCGTTTGACGGTCTAAATCCGGGGCGGCGAAGTCCATATCCTGGGAGTCCCCTAATTGGGCGTTCCGATAGTTTTTGACAAACTCCACAGCTACATTCTGGCTTTTCTGGAATGCTTTCACCACGATAGGTCGAGCAATTTTCAGCCATGGCGTGGAAGTCCTCTTAAGGTCATGGAAGTCGAGTATTTCCCAGGCCGGATGAAGCTCTATAACCACCGAACGGGCAATATGCTTCTGTTCCTCGTGATGGTGAGAAACCATATCCATGGGAAATCAACCTATTGTCCGGTGCCGGGGGAATGATCGAACGGTGGGCTTTGCGAGGGAAGGGCGCGGCCTGCCTTGTTCGCCCTTGACGCATCCTGAACAAACTGATTTGTGTTCTCCGTGGGCTTCTTCTTAGCCTTGATACCAGCCTTGGCCTGTTCGATTTCAACTTTGTGCATCTCCTCCGCGGTACCGGGAAGAAGGTTCTGCGCGAACTCGTCACGCAGATAGCTGGTCAGCGGATCATCATCCAGAACCATGTCCCGCATTTCCTGAACATCCGTTGCGTCAAAGCCCGGAATGAACCGCCACAGGAACTCCTTCGGAACGCCAAGCTGTTGAGCGATCTTGCCGTAAGCATCCGCGGCCTGCGCCAGCGACCGAACCTCAACATCCTGCCAAGAAATTCGGGCATTAAAATTCCGCGCCGCGGAAGTATCCCCGGCAATTGCCGAAGCTAGACGAAGCATCCTGGCGTGCGAAACACCCATACTGGTCTGCTTTTCCAACAACTTCTGGGTCGTCTGCGCACGCGAAGCGGCCAACGCTTCAGCAGACACATTGACAACTTTGCCGGTGAACAAGTGCGACGGGAGTTGCAGCATTGCCGACAACGCCTCAACGTCGCTCTCGTGGGCCTGGATGAAGGGGGCCATGTTGGTTTCCGGCAGCGATCCGAACGTCACGTTGGGATCGGACGACACCAGCATGTCCTCCTGGGCCAGCTTGCGCTTATCGTCGGCGCGGTTCGCATCATCATCGGCCTGCTCAAGGCCGGTAGCGGTACGGACCTTCCACGAGTTGTAGTGCTGCACCAACAGACGGTCGTAGTCGGTCTTGTCGATACGGGCGGCAACGGCGATCACCGGCTCCACATCACCGATACAGCGGCCCTCCAAGTCCATCTGATTCACATACCGGACAATTGGGCAGACCCCGATCCCGTGGTCAACCGTTTTTGTGTAGGAGAACTTGCCGTCCAGGTTAGGGTTCTCAAACTCGTGGTAGCTGTTTTCGTCGTACCAACGCCACGTCTTGTTGTCAGGCAGCCACTCCAACGCCCACGTCGGGAAATCATCACCGACCGGATCCTCATACATCGCAAAGACACGTTTCGGGCTGAGTCCGCGGATTACCGGCATGGACCGTCCGGTGTAGTCCTCTCCGGGTAGCACGCGAACGAAGGAGTAGCCGTACCCGATTGCTGCTCTGTGTACCGAAATCTGGTGTGCCGCAAAGTTATTCGCGTTCCAAATGTCCCAGGCCGGTGAGTTGTCCCGAGTGTCCGGTGAGCGGTAGCCATCCACATACATGGCTTGCGCGAACGTCGATACAGCCAAACCCAGCCACGGTGAACGCGACAGATCGAGCAGCGACCGCTTTTCCAAATCCCTGGGGCCAACCCGCACCGAATATGGCTGACGGCCATCCATCCAGCCACTCAGCTTGTCCAGGCGCGTTTTTTCCTTATGCCATTTCGGATAAACTTCGTTGCTGATGTAGGTCGCCAGCTTCTGGCCGGTTTCCCCGGCTGGCGGCGCGAAAACCGCGTTCCTAACCGGATCGCTGCCCCCATAAGGGGGTGGATTAAGAATTTCGGGCATTTACCAGATCCTTCCGCCGATAGGGGCGTTCATGTGCGCTCCGGGGGGCTTTTTAGCCTCTTCAATGGCCCTCTCAGCGAGGTATTTGCTCAAACCGTAGTGGGCGTAGCACGCCGCAACTATGGGTGTTATATCGGCAGCTGAAGCGTCTTTTCGGGCGAATCCCCATGTTGGGCTTTCGCTGCCACCCTCTTTGGACCCGATGCTGTACCGGGTCGAGTTCTTGAACGCCGCCGTAACGGTCGGATCATTGAGGTGAACTATTACCTTGTCGCGTACTGCGTCGTGGAACTCCCCCGTAGCACGCCCAATTTCGGACGAACCCAACACAATAAGGTCGATCCCCTCCTGCTGAAGGGGCGCAATGAACGATCCAGGCGCACCACCGCCCTGAATAACCACCTTCTGGGGGGAATTTGTGGACATGTAGAGCTTCCGGATGTAATCGACCACCCAATTTGTGCCCTTGGCGCTATGAATGACTTCCAACTGCCTTCGCCCATCCTCAGATAGGGCACAAACAGCTACCGAAGCCCGGTCGCGGAACGGAGAAATGTCCACCGCGGCAATAATCTCAGTGCTGGCAATCTGTGAATCCTCATCCCCGCACGCCTGCCACCAATCCAACGGGATAACGTCCCGCATCGCCGTATCCGCCCACAAACCAAGGCGTTCACGGCAAAACTGCTTCCCCCAGTCAAGGGCATGGCCCTCCGACTCAATAAATTCCTCTTCGATACGAATACCAAGTGCTGGTATCGCCTTGTACCACTCCTCCTTGTCCTTCGGATCGCACCCAGGCGAAGCGGAGAACTCAAAAAAAGCTAGCCGGGGAGCGCGATCTAACCCGCGCTCACGCACGCGAAATAAAAATTCCGAATCTTCCATACCTGTGGATGAGCAGTACCACATCTGGGGATTCGGACGTGCGGAGAGCGTCATCATCGACGCTGCGATCACCTCGGCGGTCAAACCGTAAGCCTCGTCGTAGACCACAAGGTCTGCGGAGAACCCACGGCTTGGATCATTACCCCGCGCCTGGTACATCAGGCGGGAGCCGTTCTTCAACTCGATGGAAACATTGTCATTACCAGTGCGGAACTTATGCACCATCGCCATCAAGTCCGGGCACCTTCTGATCCGCGCCACCTGGCGCAAGAAAGATTCCTTAGCAGTACTAAACAACTGTGCGGAGTGGATTTGCAACTGCTCCCCCAACACAAACAAGCCGACCAGTTCCCGCAACTCTGCGATCACCGTCTTTCCGCACTGACGCGGAAC